CTGCGGGACCTTGGACTGTACCATATATCCGGAGCGCGTAAAGGCAGGGACAGCATCAACAACGGGATCCAGTATATACAGGATTTCAAAATAATAGTCCATCCCAGGTGCGTGAACTTTCTGACGGAGATCAATAATTACACCTGGGACGTGGACAAATTCGGGAAAAAGATCAACAAGCCGATTGATGACTTCAACCACCTCATGGATGCCATGAGGTACGGGCTTGAAGGGTTTATCTGCGGTGAGATATTCAGTTTTGATTGAGGTAAGAGATGTCGTTTTTCGATTATTCGATGCAGGACAATGCGATTAGGATCATCAGGGAGGGTGCCAACAGGACAATCCCCGTACCGGCGTTCTTGTCGCACGAGATCCAGAAGAGAAAATCAAGTCCGGAATACAAGTGGATGCTGATAGGCGAAGATTATTATGCCGGAAGGCATGATGTGCTTCGGAAGACCAGGCAGGCCATAGGATCAGATGGAAATCCCGTGCAGCTTAATAACTTACCGAACAGCAAGCACGTCGACAATGTCTACAAGCGAATGGTCAAACAGAAGACAAACTATCTTGTGGGCAAGCCCTTCACGGTCAACGCCGACGACAAAAAGTATCAGGACCTGTTGATGAAGTTCTTCGACAAGGTATTCTTTGCGAAGATGAAGAACATCACAAGGGACGCGCTCAATTGCGGCATTGCCTGGCTGTATGTCCACTATGATGAGACCGGGAACCTGGTATTTGACCGATTCCGGCCTTATGAATGCATACCGGAGTGGGAGGATATCGATCATACGAGGCTCAATTCCCTGATCAGGTTCTATGATGTGGTCTCGTACAACGGCATAAGCGATGAGAAGATCACGCTGGTCGAGTATTACACGAAAGAGGGCATTGATTATTTTGAATACTTCAATGGATCCCTCGTTGGTATGCCGCCGTTTCATGAGGATTATATGCAGATTGGGGGTGTGACTGCAAACTGGGACGGGCTGCCGCTGATCCCGTTCAAGTACGATGAGGAGCTGCCGCTGATAGCAAACTGTAAGAGCCTTCAGGATGGCCTGAATTCAATCCTCAGCGTATTTGATGATAATATGCACGAGGACAGCAGGAACACAATCCTTATCCTGGTCAATTACGACGGTGAGAACCTGGGAGAGTTCCGGCAGAATCTGGCCACTTATGGCGCAGTCAAAGTCCGGAGCTCCGAGGGCGGAAATGGAGATCTGAGGTCACTGCAGGTTGAGGTCAACTCTGAGAACTACAAGGCCATAATTGACATCTTCAAGCGTGCGATCATCGAGAATTGCATGGGTTATGATGTCAAAAATGAGAAGATGAGCGGGACGCCAAACCAGATGAATATTGAGTCGATGTATAACGATATCGACATAGACGCTTCCGACATGGAAACGGAGTTCCAGCAGAGCCTTGACCGGCTGCTCTATTTTATAGACCTGCATCTTGCAAACACCGGGCAGGGTGATTATTCGAATGTCGATGTGGATATCACATTCAACACCGACATGCCTATGGATGAGGCAAATACGATCACGAATATGAGGAATTCTGACGGCCTCATCTCTCAGCGCACACTTGTGGCTCATCATCCCTGGGTTATGGATCCGGAAGACGAGATTGAGCAGCTTAAGAAGGAAAAACAGGAAGCCCTTGAAGAATATGGCGGGGCGTTCAGCTCCAACAAGGATGAGGAAGACGAGTAATGAAATCAGCCGCATACTGGAAAAAGCGTTTTGAGATGCTGGAAAAAGCGTCTCACGCCATGGGGCAGGAAACGCTGCGAGAGCTTCAACCAGCGTTTGATGCGGCGGAACGCGAATTGAGAAAAGAAATCACAATGTGGTTTACGCGATTCGCACAGAACAACAATGTCTCGTACACTGAAGCGAAGCGAATGCTGGACAAGAAGAGCCTCAAAGAGCTCAAGTGGGATGTGCAGCAGTACATTAAGGCCGGCGAAGAAAATGGAATATCCGGAGACTTCACAAAGGAACTGGAGAACGCATCTGCAAGAGTACACATAAGCAGGCTTCAGGAAATTCAGATCAAGACCCAGATGATTTACGAGAAGTTGTTCGGCAAGGAGCTGCAGGGTGTCACCTCCATGGCCGAGAATATACTGGCTTCCGACTATTACCACACCTGCTTTGAGCTCATGAAGGGCTACGGAATAGGCTGGAGGATCGGGGAGATCGCGCAGAACGATCTCGCGAAAATCGTCACTAAGCCCTGGACAACAGACGGCAGAACTTTTTCAGATAGAATCTGGTCGAACAAAAACAAGGTTATATCAGAGCTGCATCAGGAGTTGTCCAGGACTTTGATTCTCGGGAAATCACCCGATGAGGCAATTGAGCGAATGAGCTCGCTGGTGGGAAAATCCGTCAAGAACGCAAGAGCCGCAGCGGTTCGTTTAGTGCAGACAGAACAGGCATATTTTCACAGCGTTTCGACTGAACGCGCGTTCAATGACCTCGATGTGGAAGAATTCGAAATTGTCGCAACGCTTGACACACATACATCAGAGATATGCCAGGATATGGACGGGCAACATTTCAAGATGGCAGAGTACGAGATCGGTGTGACGGTCCCGCCGTTTCATCCGAACTGCCGCTCAGTCGTGGTGCCGTATTTTGAAGACAACTACGGCGGACAAAGGGCAGCAAGGGGTGAAGATGGCAAAACCTATCATGTGCCTGACAATATGACCTATAAACAGTGGAAAGAATCATTTGTTAAAGGTCGCACTAAAGACTTGAAACCTGCTGTTCCTGATGGTAAAGTGAAGACAAAAGCACCTGAAAAGAAACCTGAAACCGAGCCTTCCAAGACAAGACAGTCATTGGAACTTGCAAATGTGGAATATAGAGAAGTTCAGCCACTTAAAAAAGAATTGACAGTCCAAGAAATCATTGACAAGGTGGGCGGTGGTGACATGACAAAAGGTTCATGTTCATCCCTTGCATTCACTTATGCAGGAAACAGAAATGGATTGGACGTCACTGATTTTAGGGGTGGAAAATCACAATCTATCTTTTCACATAATGGTAACATCAAGGAAATCACTGAACTTGCAGGTGGACAGGTGGTTCATAATTTCAATGACTTCAAAGCAGTCAATGAACTGTTGCAATCGGTTGTTGAAGGTAAAGAATATTATCTTGCAACTGGTGACCATGTTGCAATTATCAGGAAGATCGAAGAACACTTTGAATATTTGGAACTTCAATCTGCAACAAACAATGGTTGGTTCAGACTGACCAATGATGTGTTGAAGAAAAGATTTGGTTGTAAAAAGTCACATACAGTTCATGGATTCAAGCTTGAAGCTGCAAATGAACTGATTGATATTGAATCCTTGAAGGATTCGGATGAATTTGAAACACTTCTTGGATATATCAACACAGCAGCAGAAAGTCAGATGAAAGGAAGTGGTGGTCATGTTAAGTGATTTTTTCAAACATGAAGAAACAGATGTCATTTGGTGGGCGGAAAACCTGGATGAAAAAGGACAGTTCCTGTTCACATTTGACCAAAAGAAAATTTTTAATCTGTTTGAAGATTATCCACACAACCTGACACCTGAACAGAAAGAAATCTTTGACAAGGAAAATCCATATTGGAAGGACTTTTTCAAAGATAGACAGTAAAGCATCCTGAACAGGGTGCTTTTTTAATACCTGATAAGAAGCAGTGTCATTGACCTGAAATGGTTGGTGGTGCTGCTTTTTATATACAATCATCTTTCCAGCACCGCAGATGAAAAAGAACGGGATCCAAAGACACCGGACTGAACCGGGATAACAAATGTGAAAGGAAGGACAAAGCAATGAAGAAAGATGAGTTTGTAGCACTCGGAGTTGATGAGGAACTGGCGAAGAAACTGGAAGAGGCTTCTGCCGAAGAGCTGAAGAACTTCATTCCGAAAAGCCGATTTGATGAGGTCAACAATGCGAAAAAGACGCTTGAAAACGATCTCAAGGAGCGTGACGGCCAGCTCGAAACATTGAAGAAGAGTTCAGGCGATGCCGAGGCCCTGAAGGATCAGATCACGAAGCTGCAGGAAGAGAATAAGCAGGCTTCGGAAGCACACGCAGCCGAAGTGAAGCAGCTTAAGATCGAAGCAGCTGTGGAAGCGGCTCTGTCGGGGGCAAAGGCGAAAAATCAGAAGGCCGTGATACCTTTTCTCGCTCTGGAGAATGCAGACTTAAACGATGACGGTACAGTGAAGGGTCTTGAAGATCAGATCAAAGCTCTGAAGAAGGACGCAAAAACGAGCTTCTTGTTCGACAACGACGCACCGAAAATCACTGGTGTGAACGTGAATGATCCGAACAGAGGCAACCCTGGTACGATTACCAGGAAAGAGTTCGATCGGATGAGCTATTCCGAAAGGGTAAACCTCTTCAATGCCGATCCGAACCTGTATCAGTCGCTCACAGCAACAGCGGATACCAAATAAGGAGGTAGTATTATGCCGCAGACAGTATTAAGTAATCTTATTAACCCGCAGGTCATGGGAGACATGATCTCTGCAACACTTCCCAAAAAGATCAAGTTTTCGCCTATCGCAAAGATAGACAACACACTTCAGGGCCAGCCCGGAAACACCATCACGGTTCCCAAATACGCATACATCGGAGACGCAGAAGATGTGGCTGAGGGTGTGGCTATCGGAACAACCGTGCTCACTGCTTCAACAACGACAGCAACGATCAAGAAGGCCGGTAAGGCAGTCGAGATCACCGATGAGGCGGTCCTTTCCGGTTATGGTGATCCTCTCGGAGAGGCAACAAATCAGCTGGCAATGTCGATTGCGTCTAAGGTCGATAATGACTGCTATGATGCCCTTCTGGGTGCAACACTCAAGCATGATGGCACTGCAGGGGTCATATCTTATAACGGTGTTGTCGATGGTGTTGACAAGTTCACAGATGAGAATGATGAAGCGATCGACAAGATCATATTTGTTCATCCTAATCAGGCCACGCAGCTGAGGAAGGATTCAAACTTCCTTGACATCAATAAATACCCGATCACCAACGGCGTGATCATGACCGGCATGATCGGTATGGTCTCAGGGTGCAAAGTTGTCAAATCAAAGAAGTGCAAGCTCGTTAAGTACGAGAAGGACAACGACAACGGGACCATCACCATCGTGGCTGACTCCACGACAGAGACCACCACAAACAAGCACCTCGACACCATTGCGCCGAACTGCGTTGAGAAGCTTGTGGTTGGTGATAAGGTAAAGGCAGTTTCTGTGGAATACTTCACGAACCCGATCGTGACAGTTGACATTGCAGATCCCAACGAGGCGCCCGGAGCTGACGGATTTTCAACAGCAATGCCCGCGCTCACGATCTACATGAAGAGGAATGCCCTTACGGAAAAAGACAGGGATGTCCTTAAGAAGACTACGGTGGTCAGTGCCGATCAGCATTATGGCGTATGCCTCAGCAACGATTCCAAGGTCGTCTTTGCAAAGTTCAAGGCTTCGGCCTGAGAGGTGATCACATGGGTATGTTGTTAAGAAGGCATTATGAAGACAACGCTCCTGCTGCAAAAAAGCAGCAGGAGCATAAAGCTGCACCTGAAAAGGAAGAGGCTAAGGGAGTAAAGACGAATGCAGTACACACTGGAAAGCATAATCGCAAGACTTAATACCTTCGGGTATGCATATGATGCCGAAGCAGACCTGGTTGGATTGACTTTCGCCAAAAACAAGGCGGAGCAGTCTGTACTCAATTTCTGCAATCTCGCAGAGCTGCCGGAGGGACTTGTATATGTGACAATCGACATGGCGTGTGCAGAGTTTCTGAAGGCGAAATACGACGTGGGCCTGCTGGACATCAACAGTCTCGATCTTTCCGGGGTTGTCACATCGGTTAAGGAAGGCGATACCCAGGTTAATTTCTCTGCAGGACATTCTCCTGCAGAGAATTTCTCTGCATTTCTTGAATCGCTTTTGACGGGAGGAAGGGGTGATCTGTTACGATACCGCAGATTGGCATGGTAAAGAAAGCCCTATCTACCCTATATGACGGCACCTGCACAGTCACTGAGCATCAGAAGGTGAAAAAATCAAACGGTTCCACGGGCTTTGAAGACGCGGTGGTGCTGAAAGATCAACCCTGCCGGCTGTCATACAAGACAAAGGAAGAGAATACTTCAGAGGAAACGAACGCTTCCTCCATGAAACAGGTTATCACACTTATCTTGGATCCAGAGGTGAAGATCAAGCCCGGTTCAAAAATCACCGTGACACAATACGATGGCACCACAGATTATAAAGCGTCGGGTAAACCTGCGATCTATGCGTCACATCAGGAAATCATACTTGATCTATTTGAGGGGTGGTCGTGATGGCAAGGGCGGGAAAGGCTGATTTCTCAAAGCTCAGTGAATTTATAAAACAGGCGGAGTCGCGGTTCAACGAGGCACAGATGACTGAATGGATTGAGTCATGTGCGAAGGAGTTAGCCGCGAGGCTTTTGGCCAAAGTCATCAAGCGCACTCCTGTCGGACAATATCTTCCGAACGCAGACATGACTGATGAGCAGCTGGATTATTACGATGAGCATGTGAAGAAGAACGGTGGCACCCTGAGAAGAGGGTGGACGGGAAACAAGCGGCAGAGCGCAGTGAGTTACGCTCAATCGCTTCCGATCCATCATGCAGGAGATATGTATTACGTCACCGTTGAGAACCCCGTGGAATATGCTTCTTATGTGGAAAACGGGCACCGGCAGACGCCCGGGAGATATGTACCTGCTTTGGGGCGAAGGTTGAAGGCTTCCTGGGTTCCCGGTCAGTTCATGCTCACCATCTCTGAAGATGAGGTCAACGCACAGGCCCCCGGGATCCTTGAGAAAAAGCTGCAAAAGAAGCTGAGTGAGGTGTTTGGGAAATGAGCAGAGCAGCAATTAACGACATACGAGATGCAATATCATTGGCACTCTCAGCAGAGTGGCCGGACAAAGACATCTACACCGAACAGGTAGAGCAGGAGCTTCTTGAAAACGGATCCTGTTTTACTATAACCTGCATAGATTCATCCGTTGAACACGAGATCAACATCAGATACAAGCGGGCGCATCATTTTGCGATCCATTACTTTACGACGCCGGACGGGAGCACACAGAGAGAAGAATGCCACGATGTACAGGAACGGCTTTACGACATACTTGAATACATCGAGTGTGACGGAGCGCCTATCAGGGGCACCAGAATGAACGGGCACATCGAACGCGGCGTCCTGACATTCACGGTCTCATACGATCTGGCTGTTTATCGCGAAGCTGACAAGCCCGTGATGATGGAAGATCTCGAACAGAATACAGGAGCAAACGCATGAAGCAGAAGAAACAGACAGAAGCACCCGCAGAAGAAATTAAGTTTTCCAAGCGGCAGCTATACAAGTCAAAGCTGTTCTCAGAGAAAAAGGACCTTATCATGGCACTGCTGCCTGAAGGGGAATACACGATCGCTGAGGCAGAAGAAACTATCAACAATTTTTTGAAAGGTCAGAGGTGATCAAATGGCTTTAGGTGGAGGTACTTTTACAGTACAGAATAAGATTCTCCCCGGTGCCTACATCAATTTCATCTCCGTATCTGCAGCAAGTGCCACTCTCTCGGACAGAGGTACGGCGGCGATCGGTCTTGATCTTGACTGGGGGAAGTCCGGTGAGGTATTTCTTGTGACTTCCGGAGATTTCCAGAAGAACAGCAAGAAGCTCTTCGGTTACAGCTACACGGATGATGCGATGAAGGACCTGAGGGAAGTTTTCAGGAATGCCCTGAAGGTTTACGTTTACAGGCTTAATGGCACCGGTGCTACCAAAGCCACCGGCGCATTCGGTACGGCTAGATATGGCGGTACGAGAGGCAATGCCATTAAGATCGGAATCGCTGCGAATGTCGATGATAACTCGCTTTTCGATGTGACCACATATCTCGGAACCGACATCATTGATGAGCAGACTGTAGCAGGAGCTGAGGAGCTCGTTGACAACGAATATGTTGACTACAACAATGGTGCAACTCTTGCAGTGACCGCTCCCACCGCTCTCACAGGCGGCACGAACGGCACTTCTTCCGCTTCATCACATGAGGCATTCTTAGCGGCGGTAGAGAAGTACAGCTTCAATGCTATTGGATATGCCGGAACCGACACATCAACAAAGGCATTGTATGCTGCATTTACAAAGAGGCTCAGGGACGAGGTTGGCAAGAAGTTCCAGTGCGTACTTCACGGCTATTCCGGAGACTACGAGGGCGTGATCAACGTGAAGAACGACGCTTCAGGTTCAAATGCTGCCGCAGTTGTCTACTGGGTGACCGGCAAGGAAGCGGGCACTGCGGTGAACGCATCTGCAACGAATAGCACCTATGATGGTGAATATACAATCAATACTGATTACTCTCAGACCCAGCTTGAAGCTGCGATCAAGGCCGGCGAGTTCACGTTCCATCTTGTCGATGATGAGACCAGGGTACTTGAAGACATCAATTCTCTTACGACCACGACTGACACGAAGGGCGATGTCTTCAAGGACAATCAGACGATCAGGGTGATCGATCAGATTGGAAATGACATCGCTGTTCTCTTCAACGACAAATACAACGGTCATGTTCCGAATGATGCAGCTGGTCGCATATCCCTGTGGGCTGACATTGTGAAGCATCATGAACAGCTGAATCAGATCAGGGCGATCGAGAACTTCAAGGATTCTGATGTGACAGTCGAGCAGGGTGACACGAAGAAGGCTGTTGTAGTCTCTGACGCCATCGAGGTTGTCAACACCATGGACAAGCTCTATATGACGGTTTTGGTAGCTTAAGGGAAGAGGTGAGATAAATGAATATAACCATGAACGCCCGCGATTCTCTCTCTGCTAAGGAAGCAGAATGCTTCATCACGATTGGCAACAAGAGGTATAACGCCATGAATGCCATCAATGTTGAGGCACACATTGACAAAGACAAGGTCGAGGTCCCTGTCCTGGGCAGGCGCATGAAGGGACACAAGACTGTCGGTTTATCTGGAAGTGGCTCAGCTACATTCCACTACAATCAGACGGTCATGAGGCAGCTCCTCGCCGACTACAAGGACACAGGTATCGACCCCTATTTCGAGATGCAGATCACGAATGACGATAAGACATCGAATACCGGACGTCAGACCATCGTTCTGATGGACTGCAACACGGATGGAGGCATACTTGCTAAGTTCGATGCAGACGGGGGCACTCTGGATGAAGACATGGACTTCACCTTTGAGGACTTCAAGATTCCGGAGAGCTTCACTTTACTTAATGGCCTTGAGGCCTAAAATCCTCTTTTTTCTCCATAGTATTGCCAGTATGGCGCGGGTAAGGGAGCCCGTGCCGTGCTGGCGCTTTTATTTGAAAGGAGTAATGAAATGAGCTCATTTGAGAGATTCATGAAGAAGAACAAGAAGGTCAAGCAGAATATGAAAATAGTGGCTACAAAGTCACTTACGGACGAGAAGGGCAATCCTCTTGAGTGGGAGATCAGACCGCTTACATCTGCTGAAGATGATGAGATCAGATATGAGTGCACGAAAGATGTTCCTGTGGTCGGAAAGCCCAATCAGTACAGATCAAAGACAGACGTCCCGAAGTATCTGGCTATGACGGTAAGCAGCTGCGTGGTATATCCGGACCTTAACGATAAGGATCTTCAGGACAGTTACGGTGTCACAAAGCCGGAAGCACTACTTAAGGAAATGATCGACGATCCTGGTGAATACCAGGACTTTCTTGCAGCCGTTCAGAAATTCAACGGCTTCGACATTCCCATTGAAGACGAGGTGGAAGAAGCAAAAAACTGATAAACGGTGGTGATGCGATGGCATCATACGCTCACTACCTGTTGCAGAAATTACATATCCTGCCTTCCGTTTTTATGAATATGGACCGGCAGGAAAAAGCTTTTGTGATCGCTTCAATATCCATAAGGATTGAAGGTGAGAAGAAAGAGCAGAAGAAGCTTGAAAATAGTCACAGTAGGAGAAAACAATGGCATCGATAAGCACTTCCATACAACTGTATGATCGCGTTTCCCAGCCCCTGCAGCGCATGACTGCCGGAATGCGGAATCTTGAGCAGGCATTCAGTAACATGGACAGAAGAATGAACACGGGTTTTAATCCCTCATCCTTCAGAGCCGTGCGGGACGCAGTGGACGAGACTGCCAGCGCTATGGAAGAGCTTGGAAGAAACATCACAGAGAACGGTGAAAAGCAGAGGAATTTTAATGATTCCGTTCGAACCGGAGCAAGTGCTTCAGAAAAGCTCCTGTCGAAGATCCGCAGCATAGTCAGTGCATACATGGGTATTCAGGGCATGAAAGCACTTGTGAACATTTCTGATGAAATGACAAGTACTCGGGCCCGGATCAACCTCATGAACGAGAGCTTCCAGAAAGCGGGCAAGGAAGGCACCGCCTCTATGGAGCAGATATACAGCGCAGCACAAGACGCAAGGGGCGCAATAACTTCCATGGCTTCTGTCGTCGCAAGATTCGGCAACAACGCTGGTGATGCGTTTTCTTCAACGAGCGAAGTCATCAAATTTGCGTCCACGGTTCAAAAGCAGATGGTTATTGCCGGAGCTTCCACATCTGAAGCGGAAAACGCAATTCTTCAGTTATCACAGGCCCTCGGATCCGGAACCCTTCGCGGTGATGAACTGCGCTCAGTATTCGAGCAGGCGCCCAACCTGATCCAGTCAATTGCCGACTATATGGACATCCCGATTGGAAAGATCAGGGATATGGCAAAGGAAGGGAAGCTCACGGCCAACATCGTGAAGAATGCAATCATGGCATCCGCAAATGAGGTGGATACAAGGTTCAAGCAAATGCCAAAGACGTGGTCTCAGGTTTGGCAATCATTGAAGAATGAAGCAATCATGGCATTCCAGCCGGTGCTTGATACGATCAGCCGAATGGCGAATGATGAGCGGGTTCAGCGCTTCTTTTCGGACATAATCGGTGGAATAGCAAATATAGCAAATGCCGTAGCAAATGTAGTGAGTTTCATAGCAAGTGAATGGGATGTTTTAAGGCCTGTCTTTGAAGCGGTCGGCGGTGCTATTGCGGCTCTTATCGCTGTACAGCTTGCCTTTAACGCGGCTGCTCAGGCGAATCCCCTGGTATGGATCCTCGACATCGTCCTGGCTGTTGTCGCTGCGGTCGGGCTGCTGTCTCAGGCTATTGCTGATGTGACTGGTGCGGCTAAGACCGGCGCTGGTGTGATATGCGGCGCATTAAACGTGGTGAAAGCCGTGGTCGTAAACCTCGCGCATCAGGCCGTGACATCCGGTTATCAAAGTGTTGGCTTGATAGTGGACGCTGTGAATAACGGCAAGAACACTATTATAGGTGCCATCACGGCCATAGCAAGTCAGATACTTCAGAGCGTGGCCAACTCAATGGCAGCGGTCAAGGGTTTCATAGAGCTCTTGAACTGCATCCCCGGCGTAGATATTGACACGAGCGGGGTCGAGGCGGTGAGGAGCGGGCTTCAGGGCGGAGCCGATTTATTTAGGGCCAGATCAAAGCAAGCCTGGGAGGATTTCAAAACGCCTGCCGAATTAATTGAATCGTATCAGGAGAGGGGCGACGAGTTCAGGCGGATGAACGGCTGGCAGGATGACTGGAGCGAGGGCTGGGTTCAGAGAGCCTGGGAAGAAGGTGTCAATTTTGGTGACAACCTTTTTGCAGGTGGTGGCGAGTCAAGCGCATACGATGTTCCGACCTATGATCTTGGAGATTATGCAAACATGATCGACGATACTGGGATCCCGGACAACGCTCAAAGAGCAGCTGATGCGCTGGAGATCACGTCAGAAGACCTGAAGTATCTGCGGGACATAGCAGAGCGTGATGTTATAAACCGATTCACAACCGCCGAAATCACAGTAGAGATGGGAGGCGTCACAAACAATGTGAACGAAAACGCCGATCTTGATGGCATAGTCAGCTATCTTGCCTCCGGAGTGCAGGAAGCCATGGAGATAGCTGCTGAAGGAGTATGACATGTACTATGTATTTTTAGACAAGACACCGCTTCCGGTCCCTCCCAGCAAGATGGATGTGAAAATATCCGGGAAAGACAAGACATACACGCTTATGAACGAGGGCGAGATCAGCGTATTAAAGCAGGCGGGGCTCACGGAAGTATCGTTTAATTTTGTGCTGCCTAATCAAAGGTATCCTTTTGCTTACTATCCCGATGGGTTCCATGATGCAAAATGGTACCTTGACCAGATTGAGCGCCTGAAGATCGAAAAGACCGCATTCCAGTTCATTGTTGTCAGACAGCTGAACGATAGTGTAAAACTGGCCGCAACTAATCTGAAAGTCACTATTGATGATTACACCGTCACAGACACTACTGATGAGGGTACTGATATGGCAGTATCCATTAAGCTGAGGCAGTACAGGAGCTATGGGACAAAATTGATCCAGGTGATTTCGCCTCCGCAGGCAGCGCCGGTGGCAGTAGAGCCTCCACCTCCGAGACCCGCTGAAAACCCGCCTACACAGAAAACGTACACGGTCAGGGACGGCGATTGTCTCTGGAACATTGCGAAGCGGGAATATGGTGACGGCAGCAGGTATGTTGATATATTCAACGCAAACACTGACAAAATAGAGGATCCCAATCTGATATACACAGGCCAAGTGCTTGTGATTCCATGAGGATAGAAATGACAGAGCTCCTGATACAACATGACAATAACATATATGCCCCCTCACTCGAAGATTCAGTCACTTGGACTACGGAACGACAGGGCGTGCCCGGAAAACTTGAATTTAAACTCCTAAAAGACAACACGCTGGAGCTTGAGGAAGGTGATCCGGTCAGGCTGAAGGTGGACGATAACAATGTGTTTTATGGATTCATCTTCACCATCAAACACAGCGCCGATAACGAATATTCAATAACCGCTTATGACCAGCTCCGATACCTTAAGAATAAGGACACTAGGGTCTATTCAAACATCACTGCCTCAGGGCTCATCACTGAACTCGCGGGTGATTTCCGGCTGAAGACTGGGTATATAGCGGATACGGGCTTCGTGATCGCATCGAGGGTGGAAGATAACACCACGCTTTTTGACATGATCAAGAACGCGCTGGACATTACACTTCAGAACAGCGGGAAGTTGTACGTGCTCTATGATGATTTTGGCAGCCTCACTCTCAAGAGCTTGGAAGAGATGAAGACAAACCTCCTCATCGATGAAGATACGGCTCAGGGGTATGATTACACGTCAACCATCGACACGGCCACATATAACCAGGTAAAGCTTACCTTCGACAACAAGGACACCGGAGAGCGAGAGGTTTATATCACAAAAGACGGTGATCATATCAATAAGTGGGGCGTGCTTCAGTATTTCGAGAAGATAAACGAGGGGGAAAATGGCCGGGCGAAGGCCGATGCTCTTCTGAATTTATACAACCATAAAACAAGGAGCCTTCTGATCAAGAGCGCGCTGGGAGATCACCGGGTGAGAGCCGGATCAATGGTGGTTGTGATACTTTCCATCGGTGATCTGAAGCTCAAGAATTATATGCTTGTTGAGAAATGCAAGCATACATACAAGGAGAGTGAGCACTGGATGGATCTGACTCTGAGGGGCGGTGAGATAAGTGGCTGATATGACTGATTTATTAAAGGCGATCAAGAGGGCATCACGAGAAGCAAGCGAAGCTTCCGGGCCCTCTGATTTTGTGTTTGGCAAAGTTATTTCGACAGATCCGCTTCAAATTCAAGTTGATCAGAAGTTGATACTGACTAAGGCTCAGCTTGTGCTTACCAGAAGTGTTACGGATTTCGACACAAAAGTGACTCTAAAGAAGAGTGATGGCTGGAAGACTGAAGAAAGAGCGGGCGGGTCCCTGGCAGAAGCCTTTGCTTCACACGATCACGATATTGAGCTAAACGAGGTAAAAATCAAAATCCACAACGCTCTGAAGTCCGGCGAGGAAGTGATCCTTCTGAAGAAAAAAGGGGGACAGAAATACTTAGTTGTAGACAGAATAGGGTGAAAGAGGTGAGAGATGATCCCTTCAGTTGAAGAGCTGCTTACCACTGATCTGAAGATTCAGGAAGAAGCTGATAAAACATATCAGATGGTCATTGTCCCTAAACGGATCGCGGGGTACTCGAATGAGATCAAGGCAGTCAAACAGGCGATCTATAAGATACTAAACACCGAGCGGTATAGATACATCATCTACTCTTGGAATTATGGTATCGAGCTCGATGATCTCATTGGACAACCTGTGTTCTATGTCGTGCCTGAGATTGAGCGACGCATTACAGAGGCCTTACTCCAAGACAACCGAATCCTGGCAGTAGACACTTTCGAATATGAATACCCCGATAAACACTCTGTGCATGTAACATTCACAGCGCATACCAAATACGGAGATACCACAGAAGAAACGGAGGTCACTTATTGAGATGTATGAAAGCATAACCTTTGAAGATATTCTTCAGCGTATGTTGAACAGGGTGCCCGATACCATGGATAAGCGGGAGGGCTCCATTATTTATGATGCAATAGCTCCTGCGGCGGTAGAGCTTCAAAATATGTATATTGAGTTCGACACCATACTTAATGAAACTTTTGCCGATACCGCTCATAGATCTTATCTTGTGAGGCGTGCAGCTGAACGTGGCATCACTCCTCAGGAAGCGTCGGCAGCCACAGTGAAGGTGATGTCTACTCCGACATCGGTAGATATTCCCATTGGTAATAGATTCTCATTGAATAATCTAAACTACAGAATCACGTCAAAAGAAGCTGACGGTGAGTATCACGCAGTCTGCGAGAGTACGGGTGTCCAGGCGAATGCTTATGTAGGAAATCTTATTCCGATCGATTACATTGACGGACTTGAGACAGTGGCAATCACTGAAATATTGATACCTGGCGAAGATGAGGAAAGCGCTGAATCCCTGCGCGCGAGGTATTTTAACTCCTTTGATACCCAGGCATATGGCGGGAACAAGGCGGATTATATCGAGCGGGTGAATGCGATCCCAGGAGTCGGCTCCACAAAAGTAACGCCTGTTTGGGACGGACCCGGTACTGTAAAACTCACCATCCTCAATTCAGACTTCGATCACGCTTCAAGCGTACTCATCGATACCGTTCAAGAGATCATCGATCCCACCCAGGATGCTTCCGGATCCGGAGTTGCACCGATCGGCCATGTAGTCACGGTTGACACTGCATCTGATGTGACAATCAATGTTCATACGAATATCACATTTCAAGAAGGGTATTCTTTCACCGGGCAGAAGACCGTCATTGAAGACGCGATCAAGAGATATCTGCTGGAGATCAGAGAAAACTGGGCAAACGAAGATAATTCGGTAGTGAGAATATCGCAGATTGAGACAAGGCTCTTAAACATCACCGGAATCGTGGACGTAAGAGACACTACAATCAACGGTTCGGCTGAAAACCTCACGCTGGGAACCTATGAAGTACCGGTATTCGGGGAGGTGACAAATGCGTAGGACGATCAAGCTGATCAAATATCTGCCTCTCTTCATCCAGGAATATGAAGAGATGCAGAAGATCATGACAGCCGAAAATCCTGAGTTTCAGCTTCTTGCAGATACTTCGGAAGAAATTAAAAATGACGGCTTCATAAGCACCTGCGGGCTCTATGGTATAGCACGTTTTGAACGTATGTTAGGGATCACGCCTAACGACTACGATACACTTGAAGCGCGAAGGAGAAGGGTGCTTGCAAGGTGGAACAATCAGCTGCCATATACATGGAGGGTGCTACTTGAAAAGCTTAGTGCCCTCTGCGGTGCAGGAAACTTTGACGCCGAACTCGAAGGATACGTGCTCACACTTGTGACCAGGCTCTCTTTGTCTTCCCAAATAGATGAGCTGAATCATCTGCTCAATACGATTCTTCCTGCGAATATTCAGGTGAACTCAGTAAATGAGCTGACAGACTCAATCGACCTCCACAGGTGGACAGCAGGCTGTGTGAGTATTGACAGACGCATCACGATTGATGCTGACACGAGGCAGGATTATAAATTGGAAATAAAGAATAATAGCACTATCGGAACGATAATGGCATCTGACATCACCATTAAATAAGGAGGAATAAAGGATGCAGAGTTTTGTATTAACGGCAGGCGGGCAAGCTCTAATGACAGCTTTGATCGCCGGCACCACAACAGCCACATTCACTAAGATGCAGACAAGCGATCACAGCTATGCTGCTTCTGAAATCGCAAACCTCACAGCTCTTTTAGATGTGAAGCAGGAAGAGGCCATATCTTCCATTGAGCCCGGTGACGTGTCCGGTACTGTGAAAATGCTGGCCAGAATTGAGAATAGCCTACTCGAAGAAGGCTATTACATCAGAACAGTGGGGATCATTGCAAAGGACAACACAACCGGCGATGAAATACTCTATGCGGTATCAATCGCAGGAGTCGATGAGATCCCCGGCTACATGCCTGCTTTCTCTGGACAAACACCCACGGGCATCACCTTCACATTTATCGTTGAAGTGAGTAATGCGGAGAGGGTAGTCATGGTCGTGGATCCGGCAGCAACCGCCACGGTTGCTCAGATCGAAGATCTTCAGGATCAGATCGATAACATCCAGATAACTGCATATAACACGAGTTACGACAACTCCGGGAGCGGTCTTCTGGGGGCCAATGTCCAGGATGCCATAGATGAAGTCGCTGCCACGAGCAAGAATAACACAAAAAACCTCATGGCTACTGCAATAGCATTCGAGATGTATTCAAGCATTGATATACCGGGGTTGAATAATAACATCAATGTCGAGACCTTCACCAACACTCAGGATATCAGCATCTCTGAAGGCTTATATGACAGTACAAACAAGAGGCTGTATGCATGAGCGTTCCTGAGCCACAGCGGGATTCAGGTGACATGCAGGTGATACTTAAAGCTAAGGATCTTTGCAGTCACACCTTGTCGATTACTCAAAACGAGAAATATTTTCCTAAGCGCTACAGATACGCCATCACAGCTGAAATTCAGAAATCGAGCATGATGATTCTGGAAGAGCTTGTCGAATCAAACGAGATGTACCCTGAAAATAAAATGCAGGCAGAGGAAAGACTCATGCTCCAGCGCAAAGCTCTTGCCAAATGCCGAAGCTTTCTCTGTCTCATCCAGGTGTGCAAAGACCTCTTTAGTTTGCCCGGGAATAAAGTCAGTTATCTGACATCTCTTGTGGTTGAGGTCAGGAAGCTCGCAATTGCGTGGCATAAGAGCGATAAGAAGCGCTTTGAAAGATATCTGAAATAATTGGGACTGTTTCTACCCCACCGAATGCCTCGAATGCTAACAATGAGCGTAATGTTAACTCTGATGGATCACTCAACAATAACAATGCATACAATGGCAATAATGGCGTCCGCCCGGATTGGAAGAAACAACTTGGCCCGACAAAGTAAGCTCCTATGCTGAAATCAGTGCCCTCTTTTTGCAAGGAGAGACAGCCCCAGACCTGGAATATGGTCAACAAAAAGAATGTCGATGGGTGCGGCCTATGTGCAGTGCCCTGTGAACGGCATGGATTTTTATATGGATGATTTGTGTGATTTCGAAAACCTATATAGAGCACATAAGAAGTGCCAGCGCGGTAAGCGTTGGAAAGATTCGGTAGCCTGTTATGACTTGAGAGCGCTTGAAAATACGCTTGATTTACAGGAGCGCATCAAAAATTGCACATATAAATTAGGGCGATACCACAAGTTCCGGCTCATGGAACGAGGAAAGCCCAGGGAAATCAAAGCCACAAGATATGTGGATAGGGTCTTCCTTCAAAACCTGACGGAGACACAACTCAAGACTCATGTGGTACCCACCTTCATTTCCGGTAACGGAGCTTCCCGTGAAGGCTGCGGCACGGACTACATGAGGCTGAGGCTACTCAAAGACATGCGTGACTATTACAACAAGCATGGTACGGATGGCTTTGTGCTTATGGGCGACTTTCACGCATTCTTTGACAGCATATCGCACGATTATGTGAACGAGCGTTATTCCTGTTATCTTCGGGACGAACAGGTACTTGATTACATCAAGATGGTCAATGCCTCAACGCCCGGAGATCGCGGGTTCCCTCTTGGAAATGTAACATCCCAGATCACCGCCCTCATGGCCGGATCGGAGCTCGATCATTACATCAAGGAGCGCTTGCACATCAAATATTATGGCCGGTATATGGACGATTTCTACCTGATACATGAGGACAAGGGATATCTTCATAAGTGTATAGAAGAGATCAAGGTGTGCGTCGAAAAAGCCGGCCTTGAGCTGAATCAGAAGAAGACATATATAACGACGCTGAAGCACGGAGTGAATTACCTTGGATATCACTTCCATATGTCGGACAGCGGAAAAGTCGTGATCCAGATCATGGCGAAAAAGCTCATCAAGCAGAGACGTAAACTTAAGAGGCTTAAGAAGAAAGTGGACTCTGGCGGTTTCACGTATGAAAAAGTAAGAGAATCCTACATCGCATGGAGAGGTAGTCACAGCAGAACGAACAAGGACGGCAAGAAAAGAAAGTTCAGGCCGGATACCTATTATGCAATATTGCAGATGGATATCTTCTTCCTGGAGCTCTTTTCGGATTATACGGATCAAAATGAAAAGCAGCGCCTGGAGGCGCTAAAGAAAAGGAGGCGAAAGAATTGTCACAATCATTAAGCACGCTGGCGGTCGGAGCCAAAATCAAAGACACGACCACCAAATACTATGGTCAGCCCATAGTATGGAGGGTAATCGGCAAAGATCACGATGGATCCGGAACAGTAACCCTTTTGGCTGATAAGATACTCAAAATCTGCTGCTTTGATGCCAAAGAGCCAAACAACAGTAATTCTGACAGGAAGAATTATGGAAACAACAGGTATCTTCATTCCAATCTGTTACAGTGGCTCAACTCAGATGCGGCAGCAGGGCAGTGGTATTCGGCGAAGCATACAGCAGATCAGGCACCCTCATCGACTACTTATACATCTTATAACCCTTATTCGGGCGAAGCAGGCTTCCTGAACGGATTTTCAGCAAATTTCAAGGCTTCCCTTCAGTCAAAGGCACATATAACAGCGCTCAATACCGTAACTGATGGTGGCGGATCCGAAAGTGTGACCTCAAAGGTTTTCCTGCTCTCGAACACAGAGATGGGATTGGCAAACGAGAATAACATCGCAGAGGGCTCGCTTTATACCGGAGCGTTTTCAGATAACGCAAGCAGAGTTGCGTATCCCACAGCTGAGGCGGTTGCAAATTCTGATTATACCAACTCTTCACTCAATACGAGTGCTGGTTGGTATTACTGGCTGAGGACACCGAGTGCCTCGTATGCTTACAGTGAGC